CGATTAGATGCAATGTTTCTACACCAGAATCGAGATAGTGTCTAACCTCAGAACCAGTAGATGCACCTACATGCACTACAGTTTTCGGTCGCACCATATCGACTATGTTTTCAACTTTAATCTTCATTAGATAGGCAACCTTGGCTCATTAGCACGACGTTTTAGTAAATTCAATTCATTAGCCTCGCTTGTCAATATCTTTTTGATGCGAGGTGTAATCAAACGTGGAACCATCTCAACTTCAATGCCAACAGATTCGCATACATGCATGATAGCATCTAGGTATGACATATTCTTTTCGATAACGATACGTTCGATTGTCGAAATGAATTTATCCTGAGACATAATTGATAACTCAGGCTGCATCATCAACCGTCTTAGCAGCTAATGCAGCGACGAAACCACCAACATCCTCGCGGACGATATCAACCGATTCCATATGCTGCGGCCAATAGATTTCAAGCGCCTGAGCATCTTGCGTGCATACAAAACAATGCACCTCATTTGGTGGCACCGCGGTGAAATCGCCAGGCCGAAGCACAGTCACATCTGTCAAACCATATTGCTTTTCCGTATGGATTTCAATGATACCACTAATCACATAGAATCCATTCCAACGGTGTCGATGACTATGAAGCGAACACCGAAAGCCTGCCTTTGTATTGATGCGATGCACTTCTACATTAGGGCTGGTGAACAAATCTTCGGTATCACCCCAAATTTTACCTAGTTTCATATTCAAACTCCTTTCTTCACAACATAGTCTATCTCAAGTAGCTTCTCAAGTACAGGGCGAAATTTGGCTAAGTGAAGCATATTAGGACCATCGCATGGAGCATTATCAGGATCCTGATGAACTTCCATGAACACACCAGCTACACCAACAGCCACGGCAGCACAAGCAATCGCAGGTACCATGTCACGATCACCACCAGAGGATGTGCCATATCCACCTGGCGATTGCACTGCATGAGTGCAATCCATTATGACAGGATAATTAGCAGGAGTATTAGCACGCATAAGCTCTAAGCTTCTCATGTCAACCACAAGATTATTATAACCAAATGTCGTGCCACGCTCAGTCTGCATTACCTTATTGCAACCAAATGATTCCAGCTTTGCGACAATATTAACCATCTCTTTCGGAGACAGAAACTGACCTTTCTTCACATTTACAGGCTTACCAGTCTCGGCCGCAGCTTTAAGAAGATCAGTCTGCCGACATAAAAATGCGGGAATCTGTAATATATCGGCTGCTACAGATCCGCATTGCCAAGCTTCATGAACATCGGTAAGAACTTCGACACCGAGAACCTCTCTAACCGCATTCATACCATAATAGGCTTCATCAAATCCTACACCTCGATAAGATAGACTGCTAGTGCGATTAGCCTTATCGAAAGATGTCTTGTAGATAAAATTTACATCAAGTGAGGCACATATTTCTTTTAACGAACCTGCCATATCAAGCGCATGTTCTTTCGATTCAAATATGCAAGGCCCAGCTATTACACTAAGCCTTGCTTCATTACGACATTCATCATAAAAAAATGACATTTTATTTCCTATAGAAAAGGTGAGATCCTATTCTGATTGCATTTCTGGTATGGCCAGCCGATCCTGATATGGCATGAAAGCGAGTCGCACCATCGGTGAGGTCTGGAACATTGCCTGACATGACTTGAAATGCTAGATCATTTGCCATCTGCCACTGAGGGTCATCATGACGTGGGATTCTATTGCCTACTTTGCAATAATATTCGAATTGACATGTGGTTCGAGTCCTTTGACGTGTAACTTCGCATACGGACTTCGGATAATCTGGGTCTGAAACCCTATTCATAATAACATTAGCCACTGCTAACATGCCAACATATCTTTCACCACGCGCTTCATAGTATATAGCGTGGGCCAGACAATGCATGTCTGCTTGACTCAATGTTACAATATCAAAATCTGGTGAAGTTATATCAAGCTCCAAATCATTAATTGAGAGCGATACATTTACGGTTGGTTCGCCGTAATATTGTTGCACTATGACAGGTTGGGCTGGAGCTGCATCCGCCCTATGAACCATATCAATGGCAAAAGCGGTCAATACCGCACCAATCAGCGCGCCCAAGGCGACGCTTAATATCCTTTCCGACAAGGGTGTTATCCTTCTGTTGTTGATCCTGGCATCATGTAATCATGAGAGTCAGGTGGGGAGCTTCTGTTGCCCGGTGCTCCCCAAACCGCGCTTACCTATTAGGCAGCGAGTGCGACGGCAAAGCCGTTATCATTGGCACTTATCAATAGCGGTTAGGCCGCTAGCCGTCATCTCCGGTCAACCTTTACCATGCACGTCGATTCTGTTTCAGCCCCAAAGAAGGCCGTGACGTACCTAGGATAGAGGTCTGACGTATTCCAGGGCAGAGGTCACGGTCATATCATTGGTGGAGCTGCGCGGCACTGCCCCGCGGTCCGTTACATCTATTCTGTCGCCATCAACGATGACAATACTACTTATACAGGGTTGTGTTTATAAAGTCAACGGCTATTTTGGTAATAATCGGCTATCACACCGTATAATTCGTCGACATATTTGGCACGAAACCTACAAAACATCTGAGGCTTGGGTTCACCATCAACACCAATCAATATCACAATACCTGGTATGATGGTGCTAGTCAATTCCTCAAACATAATCGAATAAGCTGTGGCCTGAAGAAGGTAATTGTCTATATGTTCTTCGCTTTTTAGCCGTTTTGATGTTTTGAAGTCAATAATACAATTGACTCCAGCCCATTTACCGACCAAATCACATCTACCAGCCACACCTAGCTTATGTGAATACAAAGGGGCCTCTAGGGCATAGACAGTCTGTAGATACTTATCCACATATGGATGCATGGTAGCAAACATCTCGCGATTAACCAGATCACCGGTGATAGGTTCACCCATGATCCAGTCTTCCATCATCTTATGAATGGAGGTTCCGCGGCGAGATGCTTGTGCTGATACCTTATTTGCTTCCTGTTCGCCGACTCGTGCGCGCCATTCAGCTATAATCTTTTTCTTTTCAGGTCTAGCACCTAATACCGTGGTGATAGAAGGATAGGCGCGGCCGCCAGGTACATTATACATGCGGCCGCGCTCTGTTTGTGTAGCAGTTAACTCTGGTAGATTCACCAGCTCATTATGAAATCTCACACAATTCCTTCTTCCAACTTCGCCTCAATATATTCTTTCACCAAAGCAGACCTAACAATATCATCTTTAGTAAATTCTACGCGCGCGAAGCTACGCATATGATTTATGACCGACATAAAGCGGTGCAGTCCTTCCCGCTCGTCGTTTCGCCAGAGGTCACTCTGACGAAAATCACCACAAAAGATCACCCTACAACCGGTTCCCATGCGTGTAATGACCGAATCCAGCTCATGAAAGGTCATATTCTGACATTCATCGACAATTACTATATTATCACGGAATGTAAGACCACGCAAGAATGATGTAGTAGCGAATTGTACCGTACCATCGCGCTTTAGTGTGTCATAAGCGGTGCTACGACCAAACATTTCATTACAAATAGCAGCATACGGCTCCTCATAAACAGCGGATTTCTCTTTTTGTGAGCCAGGTAAGAAGCCAATATCGCGTGTAGGGACTACAGAACGGATTATGACTACTGGTTTTGGTGCTTCTCCACTCAAAACCGATCTAAGTGCAAGATAAAGTGAGATATAGGTTTTACCAGTACCGGCCACACCATGAAGAATCAAGTTCTTTTCATCATCAAAGGCTGAAAAAGTTCGAGCCTGGCCTGCGGTAAGTGGATTAATTCGTGGGAGTTGCATGGAAAAATTACAATTTTGGGGTTTGCTTGCGGTTTTTTCTTGTCGGGCCTGCCGTTTTAGGCGTTTCTTTTGTGTTCGAGTCAGGAAATCAGGTAAAAATTTATTTTCGATAGCGGCAGTTTGTGCAAAACCCATGTGCTACTCCCACGGTTAGGGTTATCATAGCAAAAAATGGGTCACCACGTGTTCATGGTTGACCCTCGATTGTGCTTTTTGATGGTTTTCAGAAGGTCACGGAAGCCTTCTGATGGTTTATTATGCTTAGAATCGACCCCAGATACAATCTTAGGGAAACCGATTACCAACCTCTTGTGAGGATTGTCTTTGAGATGCTGTTCCATCTCAGCGATGGTCATCATCTCTGTGACTACCGTGCCTGTCGTAGTATCTTCGATGTTATAAGTTGGCATCTAGGTCCTCTTTGTTAGGGGTATTTATCTGGTTAGGCCACCAATGTGGCGTAGTACGATTAGTCCACTTAGCAAAACGTGCTTTGTGTTCAATGTAATATTGACGATAGCCTTCGACTGGATTTGGTCGCTTGCAATCATCAGGCATCGCTTGTGGAAACTCTGTCATATTCAGATCATATTGAATATTGTGTGGCACATTTGATAGAGCCTTCAATAGCTTACCTTCAGTCGCGTGCTTTTTACCGTAGCGGTGTGTATATTCTTCACACAAACTTTCCAGAAGATCATAACCCCATAGGTAATTATCGCGACACACACGTGACCAGATAGCACATGGATGATTGATATGTGTGGCTCGATATAGAACCTTATCCATATCAGGATTTGGATGCGCCCAATGTTTTATCTTGCGAACCTTACCATTGGTAATACGTTCTTCGATGACCATGGTGCCATCAAGCACACGATGGGCCGTGCACAGCATCTGAGCCTCTTCGAGGATCATCTTGACAACATGCTTATCGCAATGCATCAGAGCCGCGATACCAGGATCTTCGGATAGAATGAATCTGTTCATAGCAATATTATATCACAAATCAAATTGAGCCAACAGCTTTAAGTACTTCTTTGCGAAGGCTATCTATGTCCTTATCATTGATAATAACACGATCAGGTGAGATTGCAATCCAGGCTCGCTCACTAATATGAATACCTGGTACATCAAGACCAAGAGCTGCATCACGATACCAGGTTGGTAAAGGTGGACGGCGCACATGCCAAATCTCACCACCAAGGCGTCGGATAGCTTCGATCTCATTTGGAAACCGAACATCGCTAATTACTACATGACCACCGCTTTCGTGATAAAACCTTTCCATGAGCGCGACCCAAATCTCATCATGTAGATGATGGCGCATGACCTCTGTAGCGATGTATTGCAGCGCCCAGCGCGGAGTCACTTCGCGACCAAGACGTTTAGACCACCAGTCATCACGTTGCTCTCGCCATTTTCGCGACTCTTCGGTTGCACCTTCAACCATATCACGCGGCCAACCAAATAGCTGCGCCGTCATATCCTTGAGTGGTCGAGCCATGCTATATTGCTGCCAGCCAATACCCACTAGAGTGCCTGCAATAGTATCTTTACCAGAACCAATAAGGCCGCATACACCAATCAATTTTACCATAACCGTCTCCTATAAATAATATATCGAATCCATTATAAAGGGTTATCGCATAAATGTCAACCACCGGAGCGACGGCTTTTTTATTGCATAAGATCGCCTCTGGTGTTGGCGGTATGCTTGGAGGGCTTGCAATGTTTGCCTTCTGGAAACCACTAAACATGCTAGATGCATGTATTCGGTCTGGTATTTCGACAGGATCAGCAGTTATATTTGCGATGCCAGTATTAGAAATATTGGAGCTTCGAGTTGATATGGATCTGGCGTTAGTATCTGGTGCAATTATCGGGTTTTTTTCATGGTCAATATTATCAATGGTAGCAAGAATGTTAAAACGATTTGATCGAGAAGATAAAGATATACTTGATGTATTAAGAGAGATCAAAGAAACGACTAAGAAATGATTTTTGATGATTCAATTAAAAATTATGCAGGTAGCACACATCTATTAAATAACAAAATTTTTAAAATACAATGGATACCAGACCTTTTTTGCAATTACAGTTGTTCATATTGTTGGCCTGGTTGTAATACTAAAAAAGGCGCTAATTCGGGTAATACATCTAATAAATTTGTCTTTCTAATTTTATCAAATTTTGAATTTACCTCTAAAAATTTAGGAAACATATTTTCAAGCTGAGGTGCATTGATCATCATTTTTGCGATTCTATGGATTCTGTCTACGGCTGAAGATTTTTGATAATTATCTTTTAATTCGCATATTAAAAGATGACCAGCATCTTCTCTCAATGATTTAGGTAAAACTCTCAGATCGAAAGTCTCTGGATTTGTAACTACCTTAATATAAGGTATTTGATTAATATATTTAAAAGTTCTTGTCCATGATAAGAGTTCATGGATTCTGGTACAATTTAAAGCTTGCACAGTGGTTGAAATAGTTACACTGAAATTTTCATTATTATGAACAAATAAATCAAGTTGTCTCATATTACGTTCAATAACATTCCATGATGCAGGGTATCTTATGTAAGTGTTTAATTTACCAATAGCGTCTATGCTAACAGCAAAAATAACACGTTTAAAATGAGACCAACAATCAAGATGTTGTTTGTCTAATATCGTTCCATTTGAACTATAATTTAAAGTTATTTTTTTACTATATCCACGTTCAACAAGCCAATGTAAAAATAAATCATGTTCATCATTTGATAAAGGCTCACCACCACCAAATCTAATAATCTCAATATCATCAGAATATGATTCTATAATATCCTTTAATGCATTCAAATCTATTTTGCTTGGTGTCTCATATTCTTTTAGATATGGCCTTTTATCATCTATTTGTAGCTTTGGCCATTCTTTGGCCAATAGATGACTAACACTAGGATAACACATCCTACATTTTAAATTACATTTATTACCAAAACTTATATCAAGATATTTGAGTCTAAATCCTGTAGGTCTAGATTGATCAGCCAACATATTATTATAATCATTTCGTTGAGATACTAAACCATTTTTTTCTCTAATTTCACATCTTGAACATCTTTCATGCCATTTACCTTCTGACATACTTTTTCTTAATGATGTCATGGTATTTGATGACATAAATCTTTCGAAATCACCAATTTCATTCAAATTATAATTTGTTTTTTCCTGATCACTTAGCATTATGCAACATGGGCGATATTGACCAGAATTAGATATAGTCATTCCAGCCCATACCACCCAACAGTTAGTGTCAGTCATTTTTAGTTTCTATTTCTAATAGTTTGGATAATTTTTCTTTTTCGGATAGAATCATTCCTATCGCATCGGCTATGATGCGATAGTTTTCTTTATCTCTAGCAAATATTGTGGTTGGTATAAGTGACCTCACCCATTCGGGTGTTACTTCTTTTATGTCCATAGGCAATCGTAATACTTTGCAAACAGTCGGCGACCATTCGCCATCCTGGATCTATGCTTATCTAGCCCCTCACGGTCAACCGTAAATGTATCATTTGGGCCCATGACTAGTTTTTTATTTGTGGATCCTTCAATCGGTTCCCAAGTATAATCAGGCTCACCTGAAAAATATTGTTGTTGCCAATCAATAGTATGTTGTTCAAAGGCCCAAATCATCTCGTCAAGAGCCCATTCCCAAGGGCGATGATCTGGATTTTCTGGATCATGTGGTTCCCCACCAAGAATCTCGGTTGGGTAATCCTCTTGATCAACAAACGGATGACCTTTCTTAGTCTCTTTTAGTTTCTTCAGCACTGGAACGATTATCAAGGCAAGGGTTGAATCGGCTGACCATACATCATGATCAGATACCCGAATCTTCACCTTACGTTGTGCATCCGATTTCTCCGGATACTTACCAATCTTGACTTTCATTTTCCGCTTCCGATAATGGCTATGAGGATTGCTATAGTGGTCAATGCGCTACCTATGATATAGCCTAGGAATAGACCTGATACGGCCCATCCTATGACTAGATCATACCACTCATTCACTTTGTTCGGTATCAGGCTTACTCTGAACAGCTTGAATAAATGACATCTTGCGTTCCAGAGGAATACCACTCAGGTAATCATTAATTTCATCGAATTGGTTTAGGTATTCAGCCTGATCCACGGGATGCGCGCTCAATACAGTCTGTCCGATCCATTGCTGACCCATCTCGTCCAATTGATCATGGAACTCGACCGTATCAATGGCAGCTTGCTTACTTTCAGCCTCGATGGCATATACCATGCGATGGGAACTGATACACTCAACCAAATAGATTTTCTTTTCGCTCATTTCACAACATCCCTCCAGATGTAATACCCAACAACACCCAAGACAAGCAGGCATAGAAAAGAGTTCAAAATATTGCCTGCCATGATATTTACCAGTAGCGCCAGAAAAAGAGCTACTATACCACCAAAGAATGGCATATCAATCTCCTTTCATTTGTCACCAAATCCTGCACCACGCAGGAAATGCTCAAAAGCCTCAAGTAGGGCCGCGCGGGTCAATGCTTCGCCCTTAGTCTGCTGTACCTGATGGCGAACATTGTGCATCATAGTGACGCCGTCCGCTGTAACATAATAAGGCACATAGGCCTCAAATGTAAAGCAGGCGCCCTCTTTGGATAGGTCGGTCATGCTGCATCCCTCACGAACCCGCTGGTATCCTTCTTGGCAGGACCCTTAGCCTTGAGGCCAACAACCACACCGCGGCCGTCGAGGAACCGCAGGTCGTCGGCGTCACCATCGACCACGGGCATCCCCATGAAGGTCGCCGGAAACTTGTCGGTGCGGAATACCACGGCGATATTGGCGCCGTTGGTCGCAGCCGCGCCCGCGCGCGAGTCATTGTCCTCAGCCAGGCTGAAGGTCAGGTGATAGTTGGCTGGCAAGTTGCGACGGTTGTGCCGCTTAGTGTAGTCGTAGAACTGCACCGACGGGAACAGCTCCATGATGTTAGCCTTACCTTCGACCGGCACCCGCTCCCACGGGATATCGGAGGTGCCGTTCAGGCGCACCACTGGGATAAGGCCAAGCTTAATTGCCTTGCGGATGAAGGCTCGCACCTCGGATACCAGCTGTGCCATGAAGGTCGCGCGGTCCTCGAAGTAGAGGCGAGTCTTGGCTATGCGCGCGGCCTGCACCGTGCTGAAAGCACCCATACCAGCCTTATTCAGGCAGGCCTTGCGGCAGCCAGCGCTGGCCATCGGGCAGACCTCATAGCCAGACTCGTCGGCTGGGGCCAGATAAAGGATGGCCGTCATATAGCCACGCCCCTGACCCTTGACCGTTTTGGCATTCGCGTCGATGTTCAACAGTTTCATGTCAATCCCCGATCATGGTTAAAACTGCGAGAAAGAGCAGGCCCGCACCAAAGATGTCGATGGCATACCAGCCAACCACGAAGGCTGCCAGTAGCTTCAACCCAAAGGGGATTTCTGTCCATCTCATAGGCACATTATACCAGGGTTAGGGTGGGTTGTACAGGGGTATTTGGTTAATTTTGGTTAACTATCTGGCCGGTGTGATATATTAGTCACACCGGCTCATTGCGACATTTATGTCACAGAATTCGTACTCATAGTTAACCGTTTCTTCCTCGTAATTATTACGGTATATTACAGCACCGTTGCTGAGGTGAAACCTTTTCGCCATTTCAGTGTTTGGGGATAAGGTAACAATCCGCGCCACAGCATATTTCATCCTGAGATGTGGCAGCAATGCCTGAACCAGCTTGCGTGCTCCGCCACGCTGCAATGACCAGATCGTATAAAGGCAAGCATGGTCATAGTGTTCATTGCCCTCCTCAAACAGTTCACCTTCGTCAATTGGAATATAGTCCATCAGCGAGGCGCAACATATGGCCGCAGGTTTTTCATCCACCCAATAGATGAAAACCGCATTATTAAATGCGAACCTATCCTCGATGGAAATATTCGGGCGAACAGGGTCACCCTTTAAAAGGTCGACAAGCCAAGGTTGTGGTCGGCGATATTCTACAAGCACCTCATTCCCCCATGTCAGATACGTCACGGAATCCTTTGAACACCGGAAACCGCGGTTTGTCCTTGGTGCCGATGGCAAAGTATTTATAGGTGACAATCTTACCCAACATATCTTGTCGGCCGTTCCATAGCATCTGTCGTGTAGCCTGATCAAAGCCTGACCCGATACCGAACTCGATACCATCAAACTCGCCATTGATACCACGAACACATAATGTGCCCATGGTACCCTTAGCCACCAGATTGGCCTGATGGCTTGACCGCTTGCCTAGACCTAACTCATTGGTGGTAAGCGGATTATCATTCCGCATTTCCTCCAGCAGGTCGACAATCACAGCCTCGCCATCAGAAAACCGCTTGACCTTGAGAAGGTAAGCTTCTTTAGGCGTGGATCGACCTTGCTTGTAAGGAGACTGCGGATGGCGCAACATAACACCCTCATAACCTTCATCTAAGGCTTTGGCCTCATAGGTTGCGAGTTCAGCCTCATTGAATACAAGGAAATTAGGTACGATCCGCAGGCGATCATCCCACCAAGGAATCTTGATATCCTCATTGCGGAGAATGTCAAACCGTTTGGTATAGTCGGTCGTACCTACACGGTCAAATACCCAGAAAGTGAAATCTGGTACACCGTCCTCGCTGTTGACAGCAGAGGATGTTACATTGAACGCATCTTTGGCGTTTGGAGGCCCAACAATCAATTCGCCATCAAACTTTTCAAGAGCCTCGGCGTAATCTTTAAACCATGCTTGAATAAATCGGTTGCGAATGGGCTTCATAGACCTAGCCCAAGCCACACCGTCAAAAGCCAGACAGCGAATACCGTCAAGCTTGGGGCTGGCCAACATGGGCCAGCGCACCGTAGCCTTGTCATATTGACAGGCTAGCATGGGTCGGAAAGTGGCCATTAGGCCACCTTCTGTTCGGTGATTTCCTCAATCTCCAGGGCACCCTCTGGGCCGAGGTCACGCTTACCCATAGCCACGATGGCAGGACCATCTTCTTGGAGCATCT